CACCAATACGTAAAAATATATCTTTAACAAATCGTTGATGTACTAAATTTGGAATGGACATGTGAATAGGAAATGTAAAATTTAATGTTGATTGTATGATACGTCTATCACCACCTGGCTGAAAGTTTTCTTCAAAATTTATTGCTGCTAGCTCTACCGTAGTTAACTTTGTCCAATCAAACATTTCATCAGTTATCTGAATCTGAAATGTTGGATCAAATAACGATAATATTTGTTCTAAAATTTGATAGTGTTGATCTTGATTACTAGCGAATATAGTCAAGTCCATCGTAGCTCTATATGGAATAGGCATTCGTTGTTCAACCACCTTAAAATCATCAGGGAACACCCCACCTGCAGGCATATATGTGTTTCGACGATGATGGCCAACCCCTTTTCTTAGTTCTGGCGCCATTTCCAAATTTGTTAACTGAGCTGCAAACATGGGTAACCGTACTAATTTGTTTTGGGTATTTTCAGCTTTAATAGCAGCAACCACACGATCAGAACTAGCTACTTTTATAGGCACACTAATCAAATGTGCTTCCACATCATCACGTTTCCCTACTTCAACTTGTATTCCCATAAAAATGGCACAAAATTGAACTATGTATTTTCGTAGTTGTTCATCGTAGTAATATTCACTTAATGCTGACATTATTGCTCCTCACAATCTTTATCAATTCGTTGTCTATCTCTAGTAATTTCATCATTGTCTCGACGTTCATCTCCACCTGATAAAAATTCTTGTAATAATTGTGGTGGATTATCCATTTGCCATCTAGTATCTTTCTCTAAGAATATCCACCTACCCTTCGATTCTGAATATCTAAACAATCGAGATGGAACTTCGGTTGCTAATCCAGTGTATGTCATTCTGTGATAATCACCATGAGAGGGCGCATTTGGATATTCATCATCTTCAGTATATGGTGCATTGTTTGGTGGAATTGCATCCTGATGAAATACTCCAGTTGGTTGTCCGGTGCTGTCTAATTTTTTTAATCCAGCTTCTTCAGCAACTGCTAATTCTTCAGGTTCCCATGCACGAATAACACTAGATGATTCAACTCCACGTTCTGGAACAGCATCTTTTGCTTCGGCATCAATAGTTTGACCAACATCGAAATAATCTTGATATATTTGGTCGTTACCATCTTCTCCATCAACAAGTCCTAAGCCACCATCAACTTCATTTGCCGCTAAATCACCAAACAAGTCTTGTGTTTCTTGTGTTGCGTATGCTGGTTGAGATATAACACGAAGCATGGTTGGAACCCATCCTGGTGTATATCCTTCAGTACTCCAAGCAACATCTGTCACTTCAACCCACTTATCAATTTTTCGCATTTCAGCTGAATATTGAGCTTCGCTTGGTATCTCAATGATATCTCCGATGATTAACGGTCGTCCTAATATCGCAACACAGCTACTGAATGCAACTTGCATGTACAACGATAACGACGGCACTTCAATGCCAAATCTAGTTAGTTCTGATGTGATATCTAATAAGTCATACGTTCCCTTTAGTGGTAATGCTTCAGTATTATAATCACGATCTCTGTTTTCTAACAAAACTTTGTCTTGAACATTCTCCACATCAGTAGCTTCATAATTGTGATACAACTGCAAAGCTTGAACACCCCAAACATCTGGTGTCAATACTCCACTAAACTCAAGTGGACGTATTCTCCAATATCTGGATGGAACTGAAGATTTAAACAATACGGTATTAAAACAATCATCGTCTGGTAATATTACAATTGATACACCATACCACTTCATCTCGTCGTCAGATCGTTCAATTCGAGCACGAGTAACACGACGGGTTGATATACTAGATTGCTTTATAGCAATAGCAGTTATGTGTCTGTATATACTAGTATCTATACCATAAGCAGCTCGAGATTCATCATTTGTTTTTATTGAGCCGAAATCATATCCTAAGTACGCAGATGTTGGAACGCCTTCACCCCGTTGTATGGATCTCCATTCTGTTATATACTTATCAAAAGCTTGTGATGCTGGAAAATTTGGCAAATCCCCATTTGTTATTGGTGCTCCCAATCCAGTACAATCAATTAATTTGCCTTGTTCGTGAACACCCAATAATTTATAAACATTAAACGTAGCTCCACCTATATTGAGGTTTTCATTAACAACACCCTCGATAAATGCAGTATCTCTGTTTTTGTCTAGCTGAAAAGGAGCACATGGTTTAACCACACTCGATGGTGCAAACTCATAACCTCTACCACTTCTGTGTGGTATGCACGGTCCTCCGTTTTCATCTGGTTCACCAAAATCTGGTCCGACAGTACCAACACACTCTTTCAATCCATTGCAATCTTTTGCCATAATTAACCACCAAAAATGAAGGAACTGTGCATGCCAACACCTTCCATATCTTGAACAATGAAATCATCCAATTGTGCCATTAAGTCTTGACGATATATTTCAGCAGTCGCCATCAGATCAGCAGCATCTAATGATACTCCACCTCCAGCTCCTGGCAATGATCCATACTTACCACGAATACGTGCTAACATCGTCATCGATTCTGCTAATGCATATCTTTCAATCCAAGTTTTTGCATATCTATCTGTCATCAAATCTTGTTCGGTTCGTTCAATTGAACAATCTAATAGTACACGTTCCGGTGATGTAAACGATTGATAAAAACCAAGTTCTCTTGTTGTTTCATTCCAATTGTATACTAATCTTGTTGCAAACAAATCCTGCAACTGTTCAACATATTGTGAAACTAAATGAAAACTCGTTAAATCATACGTTCCCATATTATATAAATGTTGCAGTACCACCTGTCCGTATACACCACCACCATGAGCAGTAGATAAGAAGGCTGATGTAAATCTATGTGCTGCTGTAATATTTACAATTTTATTATAACCAATTTGTTTGTTGGTCATTATATAATTTTGTTGTTGTGGTCGAATATCCAAGAAATAAAATCCTCTACGATATGCCATAGCACTTCGTTTTCTAAAAGATTCAATTGCTCCTTGTATTGCCGTATCTAATTGATATGGTGTTAATTCAACTTCCACAACAGGATAACCTAATTGTGCTCTAATGCTGAATGCTAATTCACGCCGTTCATCTGGTGTTCCATCATCACCAACACCTAAGGTATCGTATGATAATTTACCAGATACACCATCAGCTCCAATTAACGGATTTGCCATCCGTACGGTATCTTTAACTTGATCCCATAACGATTCAGCAAATGTTAAATGACGAACTGGATAAGCTCTAGTTAAACCACCAGACCCAAGATATCCACATGTCGTATCGGGAGCAGCTCCATCTACTGTGAAATCTGCATATCCAGAAGCTGTACAAGCTGGTGAATTCATAATAGGAATCATAACAAATGTATTACTTCCTTTTTGTGTCGATGTTATTGCTATTCCACACTCTCTAAAATCAGCATTAGCTAACAATGGAGCTGGTACATATGCTGACCCCTTCCATTCCAATAACGTATTAGTAGAGCTATTAAACCACAAACTACCCTGTTTTGGTGTTAGTGGTATAGATGAATATGTAACATTAATCCACGACAATCCATTACGTATTTGCAATGCATCGTTTGTTGTATTAAACCAGTATGTTCCACTCGGTATTAAGGTAGGATCACCTTCCACATCGAATGGATTTATAACATTCCAACCAGGATTGGGAGTATCCCAAACATTCCACTCATTTGTCACAGGATTAAACCACCCATTCTCAATTATTTGAGTAAGTGGATCTGTGGGTGATACAATAAATTCCAATGTTTCAACCCAAGCACCACCATCCCAAATATTGGTGGTATTATTGGATGGGTTGTACCATATGTGTCCTATTTCCAGGTTGGATGGAAATATTGGATCTACAGCTGATACGGTAAAATCAGCAACTATAACCCATGCAGCTGCAATAGTATCCCATAACAATAATTCATCATCAGTAGATCGCCACCAAGCATCACAGGATTCTACTTGATCTGGTTGGGTAGCCCAAACAATAACAGGTACAACAGTCCACAATCCAGTATTACCATCATATACTTGCAATTCTTCAGAAGCTTTACTGTACCATAACACTCCAGTAACTTTATTAATTGGTTCATCGTTTTGAATGTATACATTTGAATTGTTGGTAATATCATCCCATACGGCACCATTTAATACGTTTAATGAGTCGTCTGTAATGTTAAACCAGAATGTCCCATTAGATAATTGATTTGGTGCTTCATGCCAATACAATGCTATTCTAGCATCCCATTTTAATAGATTTACATTCCACTCATTTAACTGTTCTTCAGTTTCATCGTACCACCAAGCACCACAAGGAGGAATATTGCAACATTCTGGATCTTCGTTTTGAATTGTTGTTGGAAAATCACACCAAATAGTACCATTCCACTTACGTCCAATAGTATTGTCAATCCAATATGAATTGCAAGTTGGATTAATCGGATCGTAAATTGATTCAACAAAAGGAATGACATTCCAACCCGTTGGACTAGGAAGATCCCATCTGGATAATATTTTTGTTACTGGATCATACCAATAATCACCTGTAGCAATTACACTAGGATCAGTTGGTTCCACCAATGCAGGAATTTGAACATGCATTGTTCCATCAAATTGAAATAATGTTTCATCAGAACTATTCCAATATAGTTGTCCTGCATTTGGCGCTATCGGAGATTGAGGTGGGTTATCAACAAGAGCAATTTCGGTATTAATAGATAATACCAAATCTTCGTAAGTCCCCGCATTTATGCCATCAATATTCATTTCAACGACTTTAAAATTGGTTCCTTTTGGATATGTATTGTCAATGACTAAATCGAATTTGTACTCTACGTTAGCTAATAAACCAGTTCCGTCTGTTGGTAAAATGCAATCAGCGGCAGCAGTTTTAATCTCCATTGCCTGTATTGCTGGAAAGTGGTCACCTTCTGTATTACCATATTCATCCGAATAAGCTCTAGTACCATCAGAATGATATCGGTTTTGACAATCAAGAGCATAACCTCCAACATAGTATCCTACTTCGGGGTCAAGATCGGTGACAACGAATGATGTGGTTAGTGGTAATCCTGCCCCTTTTTTGTCACATTCATAGAAAGCACCAATAACGAGAGCATCATTAATTCTATCACCCGCATGAGTATCTGAGTCTGCTGTATTATCAGCTATGTATCTTTCACCATCTTGTGGGATGTGATCTGCAGTTAATGGTTTTGTGTGTAGTAAAATAACCATACCGCTATAAACACCATCATTGTCACATCCAAGTGCAGGTGTAGGGATATTCCATTCTATGGTTGCGCTAGACGCTGAAGGAACACCTTGCTTCATAGACAAGGTTATAGTTTCGCCTTCGGTTTTTAACTGGAATGCGACATCTGAAAATGAGTCGAAATTGCCCATAAATACTCCTATATTACATAATATGGTATAATGAGAGTATTTATGGTGAGCGTTGAAGTTGTAGCGTTATGTAACGCTGCAACGTTATTTGGGAAGTTGTTCGGTGTTACGAATTAACCACTTTTGAATTTTTTGATCTGTCCACATTGGTGTCATTTCTTCTACGGGGTCGATATCCTTTACCCCTTCGAACATAACATTGATAGCTGATGGATTGTCAACATCCTCATATAACCAATCGATAGTTATAGTTTGGTTGGGTTTTAAATTTACTGATTGTCTTTCTTCTTTGTTCTCACCAATAACAAAATTGCAATATCTAGCGACGGTATATGAGTTAGATTGTTTTGGGGTTTTTTTGACAGCTTCTCGCAAAGCTTCCTTCGATGCTAAGTACTGTTTGAATGACATTTTTTCCATGTGTTATAAGTCCTAAAATTCCATTATATTATTATTTATCAATAGTACCCACAGCAACCCAAAATGATTTTTTTCCTATTTTGAAGTGAGTTAATTCAGGCTGCGTTATAGTGCGCCACAACAGTCTTGAATTTGGATCAATTATTTTTTTACTAGCGTCCCGTTGTTTAGCAATTTTTTTAATTTCGCTAGTAGATTTAAACAATCCAATTTTAACCAATATGGACGGAAGGAACAGATTTGCCTGTTTTGCTTCTTCCATAGTCATGTATACATTGGATTCGTAATCCAAAATACCTAGGTCAACTGGAGATAAGCCTTCTACTAAATTTCCAATTACTATATTATCAATCATTATGCTACTAGTGGTTCGTCTGGTTCATCGTGTATTGGATATGTGGTGTTTAAGTAATTCTGCAATGAGACCTGCATAGATTTTACAATTTTATCGTCTTTGTAGTTGACAGGCATGAATATTTCACAGCCACCTGGAGTTTTAGCTCTGACATAAACGTTGTTAGTATTTAGTGGAACATTTAGTAGGGGATTATGCATTGTATTATCCTTATCAAAATGAGTATTATATCAAATTTTATTTATGAGTTCAACTTTATAATCCACCAGACACAAAAAAACCTGCCGAAGCAGGTTTTTTCTGATTACCAATAACGATAAAAATCTTATGTAAGGTCTAAATTTACAACATTGATTTTTCCGTAATAATCCGAAGAATTTCCCAATGACGTTGTGCTGTCAGTGAATACTGCTTTACCATAACGAGTCATCAATGAAGTAACAGGTTGGAAAGTAGTTGGGTTAACAATTACACCTGAGCTCATTAATGGAATATATGGGCAG